TGAATCTCAGAAAGTTCTTTGTACTTATTTGCACTGTCTGTTAGCTTTTCATTTCCTTCTTCAAGGCTCTCCGCCCAACGGTAATTTTGTTGATACCACTTTTTATATTTTGCCTCACTAATCGCTATTGTTGTAACTATTCCTGCTGCAGCAATTCCAACGACGCCTAATGTAGTTGCTAATCCTCCTAATCCAGCACTACCTGCTGCTGTTGCTGCTGCTGTTCCTGTTTCTGCAATAGCTGCCGCACTTGCGCTTTCTGCTGTTGCTGCTGCCGTTGCTGCCGTTTCCGCCGCTGCGCTTGCAGTACCTGCAGTACCTTTAAACAAACTGCCAATTTTACTTACAGCCGATATACCACCATTAACTACTTTTACACCTTTTGAGGCAATAGAGAGGACTGGGCCTGCAGCTGCTGCTACCAATGCAAATTTTAGTATTGTTGATTGAGTTCCCTCATCCAATTCACCAAATTTTTCTACAAGATTTCCTATCCAACCTGCCACATCCTTAACCGCAGGCGCTACATTTGTGACTATTGTATTTCCCAAATCATACATCGACACTTGTATTGTTTGCAGTGCAAGTTTTGCCTCATCTTTACCGTCTATAATACCCGTATATGTATCATCAACAACATTGCCGTAACTGCTCATATCCTGTGTCAGATTTTCAATCGACAATCTTCCATCTCGTATAGCATTCACCATTTCCGCCGCGCCCTTGGTGCCGAATATCTCTTGGGCTGTTGTAAGTGCCTCTGTTTCTGTTTTTGCATTTTTGATACTTTTAATTGTCTGGTCAAGAGCTTTGTCCATGCTCTTACCGTCTTTTGCATAATTTGTTACTGCTTTTTTCAAGCCCGTAACAGCTGTAGAGCTATTAACTCCGTTTGCCTCCATTTCTGCCAGTAATGATATACTCTCCGTCAAATTTAATCCCATTTCTTTAAATGTAGATCCATTTGACTGTACAGATGACATCAATGTATCTACACCTATTCCGGTTCTTTGAGCCTCCGAAGTTATAAAGCCCAGAAGATTGCCCGTTTGAGATGTATCTACATTAAATTGCGTCATTATTTTGTGTACATTGCCTACAGAATTATTAACATCTGTATCGTTTATTTTTGCAAATTTAAGAAACTTTTCCGACAAATCCTCCAACTCACTGCCTGTGGAGTGAAATCTTGTATTAATTTCACCGACAGCAGCGCCGATATTTGTAAACTCATCCGGTATCTCTTTCGCAACATCTTTATAAACGGTTTTTAATTCTTCCGCCGCCTCACCTGTTGCTCCTGTTTTTTTGATAACAACATCCATTCCTTCATCGACTGCTGTATATGATTTTACTGCATATGCGGCAGCTGCGAGGATAGGTGCTGTAACGGTTGCGGTAAGAACTTTTCCTGTCGAGGTCAGTCCTTTTTGCAGAGTCGCAGTTTTGTCATTAAGTTGAGTATATTTCTCTTTTACCTGCTCAATGTATGACGATTGTTTTTTGAGTGCATCGCCCGTTTGCTGCAGTTCGTTCCGCAAATTTGCCTCTGCTGTTTTACTTTTGGATAGTTGAGTATTATACTTTTCATAGGTTTTGTCGGCAGAATTTACAGCAGATTGAGCCTTTTGAACTTCATCCTTTAATTTCTGTAGCTCTTCTTTATTGCCTTTTACAGAGGTTTTTCCTTTTTCATATGCAGCGTTTGCCTTTTCCAAGCGCTGCCGTGCCGCCTCTTGCGCCGTTGATGCCTGTTCTACCAGTTGCTTATATTTTGCTGTTATCTGCGATTGTTGATTTAACTGTGTTGATAGGCTCTGATATTTATTTTTTAATCTGTCAAGACTTGACCCTGTTGTTTTCAGCGTTGCATCTGTGGTCTTAAATTCATTTTGTGTCTGTTTCATGGCACTGCCAAGCGATTTTATTTCTTGCTGCGCCTCTTTTGTATTAAAACCTATAGAAACGCTTGAACTTTCCGACATATATCAACCCTCCTATATACCCAAATCCGCCAATGTTGGTAATCTGCTTGTTTCAGGCTCTTTCCCATTCATCAATTCAAACAATTTCCAAAATTTTCTTGGCGTACAATTCCAAAATTCATCGTCCGTAAAATGCAGGCGGTAACGTGCTATAAAATACAGCATGTCCCAATTATACAGCTCGTACCGCCTTACGTTTCCCCCTGTTCAGCTGCATCGCTGTTCATTCCGATACTTGAAAATACAGCCTCAACAATCAAATTATAAAATATTGGACATGATGATATTGATATCCACTTTTCTATGTCCGTCTTTTTCATTTTGTACCTTTCGCCACATGCAGCATACAAAAAATTAAGTACATCGTTATAAATATCTTTTTTTTCAACTAAACTGTCAAGTGCTGCACCGACATTTCCATATTGTTCTTCCAAGGAGCGGATAGCGCCAAACGTGAATTTTATTTCATATTCCTTTTTTCCTATGCTGAAATATGTTCCGCCTGCGATGCAAGCTGTCATATCTACTATTTCTGCCATTTTTTAACACCCTTTCTAATGCAAATACGCAAAAAATGCACATCTTTGATTAAATGATGTGCTTGACTTCTTTTTATTTTTGATGTATAATTATAACAACATAATTTATTCCTTTCGGGGATTGCCCGCCGATGTAGGCGGGCTTTTTTATTACTCTGACTGTGTTTCCGTATTTACTGCCTCTGTTTCTGCGGTTTTATCTTCCGCACTTGTATCTTCTGCCGTCTTCTTTTCATAGATTTTCTGCAAGGTATCGAGCGTCAAGAATTTTTCCGCCTCGTCCTCACTGTCAAACATCTTGTATATACGCCACATTCCGTCCGACTTTCGGGCCATTGACTTAAATGACAGCGTATCCGATTGCGTATTGAGCTTATCCGTGCCGGATGTTTCCGCCGAGAAATCTCCCATACTATACTTTGTTCTCAGTACCCACATTGCAAGCACTTTTCCCCCGTAAACACGGCATGTGAAACCTGTCGCAAATTCGGGAGCCTCGTCATTTTCCGATGATACAATTACGCCGTCATCTGTTACCGTTTCACCCAAAAGGAGAGCCTGTTCCTCCGGTGTAAACATTGTACGCTGCACCTTACCATCGTATCCGGAGCACTTCGCAAGTGTTTCCGTTACGTCATCTGCATCAACGTCCGTAGACTGTGTGCGTGCCGTAAGGTCTACATTTTGAACGTCCTTTAATGGCACGATGTCGCCGTATTCAATTATGCTTTCGCCTGTGGATGAGGTTATCTTGCTTTCATCCTTCTTTATCTGAGCTACTCTGAGCCCTTTAAGACCTACTCTGATATTCATTTATTATTTTCCTCCATTCTTATTTTTACATTTATAGGTTTGTGATATATATTTGTATCGCTTTCGTACATATCACTTTGCAGCTCCACGCTGCACATTTCAAAATTCCCCTTGAGCACCGTTTTTACAATGCCCGAAAGCTCGAATAAATCATTTTTATCGCTCCATATGTCAATACGTATCCACACATCATTCATAATCGCCGTATCATCGGCAAATTCGGAGTCGTTATTCAGCATTTCAAACATTGTCAGCCTCGGAAATACTTTTTCGTCCTTGTCCGGCGCTCTCGGATTGTTATAAATCCCCTTAATATTCTGCGTTACCGCATCCGAGGATTTAAGTGCTTTATACACCTGCAATAATACATCCTGCATATCATCCCTCCAATCGTGATTTTATTTCCGCCTCAATAGCGGATTTCATTTTCGGTTCTACAACCGACTTTACCGCCGCCGCAGCGGCTTTCATAAACGGCTTTGCCGTCATCTTGCTGGTGCCGTTTTCAACGTAAAACAAATATTTTGCAATACTCCAATTAAGGCTTGCACCGTTTTCTTCAAAAACGCCTACCAGTTTATAACGGCCTCCCTTTCCGGATTTTGTACGACTTGCTTTTACGTTATTTCTCGCGTGAAAGTTGTCCTTTTCTTTGATGTCATATGGCACATGCGGCTTAAATGCCTCAACCGCCGTCGGCGAAACCTCATCAAGAACCTTGTTTGCAATTTCGTCCATTGAT